AGCGCTGGACGAAGGTGGCGCGGCGCTTTGGCCCGAACGCTACAGCGCAGAGACGTTGCAACAGACCAAAGCGACCATCGGGGAGCGTGCTTTCACGGCGCTATATCAGGGGGTGCCAATGCCTCCGGGCGGCGCGCTTGCCAAGCGCGAGTGGTTCAGCATTGTGGACGCCGCGCCGGCGATGGGCGACGTGGTGCGGGCGTGGGACTTCGCAGCAACGGAGCGCAGCGCCGCAAACGATGATCCAGATTACCTGGCCGGCTTGCGCATCCGGCATCATGCCGGCATTTTCTATGTTGAGCATGTGGTACGCACCCGAGCAGGGCCTGGCGCCGTCGAGGAGCTCGTCCGGCAGACGGCGCAGACAGACGGCAAGAACACGCGCATCTTCATGGAGCAGGAGCCGGGCAGCGCCGGCAAGATGTTCACCGGTGCGATGATCCGCAGCCTGGCCGGCTACAATGTGCGCGCCGAGCCGTCCAAAGGCGACAAGGTGCAGCGGGCGATGCCGTTCCTGGCGCAGGCCGAGGGCGGCAATGTCAGGCTGGTGCGTGGCCCCTGGTGCGCGGCGTGGCTGGACGAAATCGCGGCGTTCCCTCTTGGAGCGCATGACGACCAGGTAGACGCGACGGCGCTGGCGTTCAATGTTTTGACCAATCGAGGCTCATTCAGCGTGATGGATTACTAGCATGCCATACTACGATGCCGAACTCGCATACCTGCGCTGGCTGGCGCAAGAGGACAGCGCCGAACAACTCTGGGTGCGGACGTTGCGCGAGTACGCCGGCGGGCAACAGCCGACGTACCTGACCACGCGCCAGCAGCAGTTCGTGGGCCTCAAGGCGAAGGACGCCAATCACCTCTACGCGCATAACCTTTGCCAGTTGGTCATCGAGGCTGTAGTGGATCGCCTTGTCGTGCGTGGCTTCTCGCCGCTGGAAGACACCGGCGCGGCCGCGGCCGACGTGGCGATGCAGTGGTGGGACGCCAATCGTGGCGACGCACTCCAGATCGAAACGCACGAAGCGGCGCTGCGCGACGAAGAGGCGTACATCATCGTGGAATGGCTCGAAGGCGAAGGCCGGCCGGCGTGGCGCCTGAACACGCGCTACGATGGCACGCAGGGCGTCAAGTTGCATCGCGACGCCGTCACGGGTGAGCTGCTGTATGCCTCGAAACGCTGGCAAGAATACGATCCTGAACAGCCGAACAAACCGACCGGGCGCACGCGCCTGACGATGTACTTTCCCAACCAGGTCGAGCGATGGGTGAGCGCCAAGCCTGGCGAAGGCATCCGCGTGCGCGCCGGCGGTGTGGAGAGCGAACTGCTGTGGCGGCCCTATGTGGACGCGTCGGGCGATCCGTGGCCGATCCCGTGGGTGGACGCGCGGGGGCAGCCGCTCGGCCTGGCTGTGGCGCCGTTCCTCAACCCAGGCGGGGCTGAGATCGCCCAGGTTATGCCGGCGCAGGACATGCTCAACAAGAACGACCTGGATCTGATTGCCGCGGCCGATCAGGCCGGCTGGCGCATCCTGTGGATCAACGGCGTGCCGAAGGTCTACGACTCAGACGGCGACGAAATCTCCCTGACCGTTGGGCCGGGTCAACTGCTGCGCTTTGACGCGCCGGACGCATCGCTCAACGCCATTGAACCAGTGGACATTACGCGGCTGATCCAGGGGTCGTACTACTGGATCGAGAGTATCGCCGGCATCAGCCGGACGCCGCAACACCTGTTGCGTGCGCCGGGCGCAGACCAACCGTCCGGCCAATCGCTCCTTGCCCGCGAGCTGGGGCTTATCAGCAAGGTCGAGCGCAAGCAGGTCGTTTTCGGGAACGCGTGGGAGGACGTGCTGGCGCTGTCGTTTCGTCTGGCTGCGACCAAAGGCCAGGACTACGGCGCGCCGCGATTGTCAACGGAGTGGAAAGAGGCGCGCATCGAAGACCCGGCGGTGGAGCTGGCGCAGATGGAAATCAAGAAGCGCCTGGGCGTGCCCGACGAACAGATTTTTACGGAGTTAGGCTACACGCCGGAGCAGATCGCCATGTTCAAGACGATGCTCGAAGAACAGGCGCAGCGCCAGACCAACATCGGCGCGGCGCTCTTGACGGCGTTTGATCGTGGCCAGGGAACGGCCAATAACGGAGGCACACAATGAGTATCTGGCATGAGAGCATCGAATGGCTGGCCGAGCAACTGGGCGGGGCGACGGCATCGCGCAAGACGACGGCTGATGTGGTGATGCTACGCGAGCTGTTGCGTTACGCAGCTATCGTCATCCTGGCGCTTCTGCTGCTGGCCGACATCATCTGTGGGCTGCGGCTCTATCCGCATATCGGGCTGACGGCGCTCCTGCGGGACGCGTTGCAATTGGTGGGACTGTGAGGCGAGAATGCCAGGGCTGCTAGACGAGGCGCGGCGCTTTCGGCAGGCGCTGATTGACCTGCAGAACGCCGAGACGCGCCGGTTGATCCAGGAATACGGGCGCATCTACGCCGGCCTGGACAAGCGTATGAAGACGCTGGAAGAGGCGCTGGGCGAGCTGCCGGCTGGCGCCGAGCACAACGTCACAGAACGCCAGATGGAGCGGGTGCGGTCGCTGCGCGAGCAGATTGAGGTTGAGGTAACGAAGTTCGGCGGCCGACTGGACGACCATCTTGACGACGCGGTACACGCGTCGGTGGTCGCCGGCTCGAAGGGCGGCGTGCGAATGCTCAAATCGGCCGGCATCGGCGGGAGCTTCAACATCCTGCCTACAGACGCGATTGAGACGATGTTAGGCTTCATGGCCGACGGTAGCCCGCTACACGGGGCGCTGACAACCCGGCTGGGCTTCACCGTTGCGGAGCGCGTCGAGCAGCGCATCATAGACGGCATCGCGCTTGGCTTCGGCCCGCGCAAGGTGGCGCGCCAGATCGTCCGTGAGAAGATGGGCGAGGGCCTGGCGTGGGCCATGACGACGGCTCGCACGGCGATGGCCTGGGGATACCGCGAGGCGAACCGGGCGCAAATGGCCGCGAACGCCAACATCGTGCCGGGGTGGCTCTGGTGGTCGGCGCGTGACGGTCGGGTGTGCATGGCCTGTCTGGCAATGGACAACGGCGCGGTGCATCCGCCGACTGAGACGCTGCGGGATCATCACAACGGGCGCTGCGTGCCCGTGCCGGCCATGTCCAACGCCGTCACGGCGCAGACCGGCCAACAGTGGTTCGCGGAGCAAGACCCGACGTTGCAGCGCCAGCAGATGGGCGATAGCCGTTGGCAAGATTGGAAGGCCGGCAAGTTTGAGTTCCGCGACCTCGCCACAACGTACCAAGACCCTGTATACGGTGAGATGGTACGCGAGGCGACGATGAAGGGCTTGCGGAGCGGCAAGCGGGTGCCGTTCGTGAGTATGCCGCCGAAAGGATGACAAGCCTATCCCACTCTCAAGGGGGTGATGCAGTGAGCAAGGATAAGAGCAAGAGCGACGACAAGGGCCGCAAGGGCAAGCGCCGCGAGGGGTGCTGACGACGGCCGCTGCGATGAGCAGCGGCTTTTTGTTGGGCAAAACTCGCCCGCGGGGGCGTAAAACTCCGAGAACAGGAGCCCATGATGGCAGATGAAAAAACGACGACGCCTGGAACTACATCGCAGCAAGCCGCCGAACCGTCCGTTCCGCCCGCGGGGGCGCAAAACACCGAGACAGCCCCGGGCGCGAAAGGCGAAGAGCGAACCGTCCCGTATCAACGGTTTCAGGAAATCAATGATCGTCTGAAGGCCGCTGAGAAGCGCGCCGCAGACCTGGACACCGCCGACAAGAAGCGCCAGCGCGAGGCGCTGAGTGAAGTGGATCGCATCAAGGCAGAAGCTGCCGAGTGGCAAGAGAAAGCCACGAAGGCCGCCGGCAAGGTGCGCGAACTGGCCTTGCGCCAGTCGTTCCGCTCTGAGGCTGACAAGGCCAAGCTGCGCTTCACCAACGATCAGGCGGCTGTAGATGCGTTCACCCTGCTTGACATGGCCGGCGTGACCATCAACGACGACGGCGAGATTGCGGGCATGGACAAGGCGATCAAAGAGCTTGCCAAGTCGAGGCCCTATCTCTTCGCCGCCCCGCAACAGACCAACATTGACGCGTCGGCCGGCGGCAAGCCTGGCGGCCCGACGCCCCAAGATGCCGCTGCCAAACTGCAAGAGCTTAAACAGCGGTTCCGATTCCAATAGCGCGGAGGTTTCCTATGGCTGACTTGACTATCACGGCTGCGGACGTTCGTCCGCTGCCCGGTTGCATCATCCGCCGGTTTGTCGCCGGCGGCGCTATCACTGTCGGCTCGCCGGTCTACCTGAGTGCGGCCGGCGCCATCGCCGCCGCTGATGGATCCGCGGTTAATACTGCGGCGGCTATCGGCGTGCTTGTCTCGTCCGTTAGTGGCAACGCGTCTGCGACGGCCCTGGCAAGCGGCGAGTACGGTGACGTGGTGCTGTTTGGCCCCGTGGCCGGCTACACCTGCACCTACGGCACCTATTACTACATTGACGACGACGCCGGCGTCATCGCTGACGCGGCCGGCACCAAATCCACGATCATCGGCATCGGCCTGGACGCCAGCACCATCCTGGTGCGGCCCCAGGTTGTGGCCTTGAGCTAGGCGGAGGGAATACTATGGCAACTCTAGGCCCCAACGATCTCAAACAGCATGCGCTCCCGACCTACTGGGATGCTACGCACATCCGCAACGCCCAACTGGCGAGCGGCGAAACCTATGATGCGTTCGTCAGCGACGTGGCCCAGGCCCTGGCGGCCAAGAATGCCGGCCTGCTGTCTGCCGAACCGTATGCCGGCCTGGTCAGCGCCACTGCGGAGCCGGCCATCGAATACCCCATCGGCGTGAGCAACGGATTCCAGGTTGCCACCGAATACGGGCGGCCCGACGCCAAGCGCGCCGGCACGACCGGCCACATGCTCCCGCTCATCAGCTATGACCGGGCATTTGGGTGGACGTGGATGTTCCTTCAGAAGGCGCGGCGCTCGCAACTTGACGCCGACATCGCTTCCGGCATGGCCGACCTCAGCAACAAGTTCGAGAACCTGATCCTGACTCGCCTGTTCAAGTCCACGTATGACAGCGTGGACAGCGGGCGCTCCATGCCCATTGCCGACGGCGGCACGGCCGACGCGGCCTACTGCCCGCCCCGTGTGCCGTCCCGCGAGGTCAGCGCCTTCTCGACCTCGCACTCGCATCTCGGCCGGCAGAACGGCATCACGCAGACGACCCTCGAAGTTGGCGTCGCCCACATCTGGGAACACGGCTACGATGGCCCGTATGAGCTGCTGGTGTCCCTGGCTGATCTCGGCTCCTGGACGACCACGACCAACGTCACCGGCTACGTGCCGCGCCCCGATGCGCTGATTCAGTACGGCGCGACGCAGGACGTGGCCCGCACCGGCATGGACACCTTCGGTGTGGTCAACACCAAGTACGGCGCGTGCCGGCTGCGCGCCTCGGCTCGCATCCCGACCGCCTACTGGACGGTGTACAAGAGCTTCGGCGCCGGCGACGCCCGCAACCCGCTGGCCGTGCGCTACAATCCGAAGTTCGGCATCGGCGCGGTGTTGCTCTCCGGCGATCACATCCGGGACTACCCGCT